AGAAGGAACGTTCGTACCATACTTGAAGTCAAGATAGAAGATCAGACCTGAAGGAAGATTCATAGGTTGTACACTTACGAATTCCTTGGCACTAATTTCTGCGAATACACGACGAACGAGTGGTAGAGCAACGCCTGCCCATTGTTCACTGTTTGCAGAAGTACCGGTACTGGTAGCTTCGTCAAGCAATTGTTTTGCTTGATTTTCAAGCAAGATACTCATGTTTGCTTTGTCAGATCCGTGCAGACCTTCAAGCAAGCCAGTCTTATCCCACTTTTGTTGTAATCCACGAGTTTCAGCCATCAATTTGGCTTGTGGATTCATGTTGTTTGTCAATAATGACTTAATATCATTCATATAATTTCTATTTTATTTGTTTGGATTATACTCGCTTAAGTTTTACTTCTTCTTGATTCCTGCGAGTTTTTGGAATCTTGAAGTCATATCATTGCTATTTTCAACAATAACGCTCTTTACAGGCGCAGTTGATGCTACTGGTTTACTTGCCAAACCTTCGGTGATAGTCTTAGCAACCGTATTGATTTTCTTGACGGTTGATCCACCGGAACTATATGATTCGGACAAAATTGTGTATGCATATTTGACTTCACGAATATTCTTCGCTAAGTCAAACGTTTCAACGACCCTGGTTTTTTGTCCCTTGGTCAAGTTGAATCCGTTGAATAGTTTGTTGGTATAAAGCAACTTACTGTTCAACAAATTGATTTCATTGATTTGAGTACGAAGATATCCAATTACTTTGTAAGCTTCATTCAAGTCTGACTTGAGTTTCTCACCGTCTTCGTCTTCTTTCTCACCTTCCATTTCCGCTTGATCTTCTTCGTCAGATCCCTCTTCTAAAGAAGAAAGAAGTTCGTTCAGGTCAATTTCCTCTTCCATGTCGTCCGCATAAACTTCTGATGTAGCCATTGGAGCTTCTGGAGCCATTGGAGCTTCTGGAGCTTCTGGAGCTTCTGGGGCCATTGGAGCAACTGGGGCAACTGGAGCTTCTGGAGCAACGGGAACCTCCATAGCAGGTTCATCTGAACTTAACTCGTGTTCCAATTCCTTGAGAATTTCGTCCAATTCTTCATTGGTTACAACTTCCTCGTCAGACTCTTCATTCACATATCTATCAACTCTTAATGGATGTGCGCCATGTTCATCGCTGTCAGCGTCAACACCTGCGGGAGACGGATTTGAAATACCTGAAGAAGATGCTGGTACGGCCTCTGCCATTTCAACATTTTCATCATCGTAAATTTCTTGTTTAAGTTTCTCTGCTAACATAGCTTCGGCTTTTGTATTAAAAGCTTCTTCCAATGCAGCTTTTGCGTTTGCGAGAGCAGTAGCACGAACAGCCTTGGCGTCGGCAATTGCCTCTTTTAATAGATTTGACATATTGATTTAGTATTATATTGTTCTGAAGTTATTGATAATGAACTTCAATGAGGATTAATATTCGAACGAAGCGACAAAGAAAAGCCGTAATACTAAAATATAAATATAAATAAAAAATTGAAAATGAATAAAATTTTTAATATTTGTAATTTTTTTGTCAAAAACACTCCGTTTCAGTTAGGATTTGTGAATGAATTGCCTCAATTTAAACTGTGACACATCAATTTAAAATTGAAAATATTTTGTGATTTTGATTGAATAGATTATATTTATATTTGATTAATTCACAAATCAACAGGGCAAGAACTGTCCTATTAAAGTATCTATGTATTTAACCTAGGTGTAGTTCATATTATTATGCCATATTCAATACGAGGTAAATGTATCTACAAAAAAGACACAGGCAAAAAAGTTGGATGTACAAAAGGTAATGTACAACGATATCTTAGAGCATTATATGCGAATGTGCCTGATGCAAAAAAGAACGAAATCCGAACAAAATTGAAGGAAGTTCTTAAAAAAATAATAACATCCAATTCATCTCTCAATGAAGATGTTGATATGAAAAAGGATAATGCCGATATTAAAAAAGAATTGTCCAATAATTTTGGATTAAAATTTGAACAATTTGAAATTGATAAAATTAAAGAAATTATAAGTCCCATTAAACCAAATTTAGAAAATCCGTCATCTATACGTGGACAAGAATTGAGTTTTTCAAAAGATGTAAATAACAATAATTTTTACTTTGTAATCAAAAAATTGATAAACAAATCAGACAGCAGTTCCACTTCTATGAAATATGGAATTTGGTATATAGAATATCAAAATGAAGATGATTATTTGAAAGATCCAATCAAACCAACCACGGTATATTACAGACTATCAGATCCAATTGATAATTTGATCAAAAATAAAGATAACAATTATACATTAGACCAAAACAAAAAAGCAGAAACGGCTGGTTTGTTATATAATTTTATCAAAAAATCAATGAATATAAATCTATGACACATTTAAGATCGTTAATTTCAAAAGAAGACACGTCGTCATCGGAATATAAAATAGATGATATTGATAATCCAAATGGATGGGATTGGAAAGAGTTAGATTGGTTATTTGGAATGGGATTTGTTCCAGAAGGAGAAACCAGATTACAATATAATCACTCCAAAGGCAAACATCAAAATGTTCATTCAATTCCACTAAAAATTACTATATACAAAGATAAACGGGGATATTGGTTGGTCATGAATGATAGAAAGCATGTATTTCGCACTTTCATTGATATGATAAATCATATTGACAAATATGGTGCGGTAGAAGTTTAAATATATTGTTTAAAACAAAAACCCTCTATTTTTATAATAGAGGGTTTTTTATTGTGACGATTAAATCTTATTCTTCTGATACAATTGTAAAATAACGTTGTAAAATTGATCCCATGTCTTCATAAAGAGCAACCATATGAGCATTTTTTTCATGAACGTCTTTTGCGAGCTTTTTGAACCCTTCTGCATGTTTCTTAATTTCGGCAAAATGGCGTTTTGCCACTCCCGCTTGCATCCAATCGCTACTTTCATTGACGGCATAAACCTCAGCATAGTCTGCAATTTTCTTGAGTGTTTCCGCAACACTTACAATTTCNTCGTATTGACGTAATACTTTTCCATATTTGTTATATTCGCAAACTAAAGTGTGCAAAGATTTCTTTTCTTCCTTTGTCAATTTACGNAGTGGTTCTTCCAACGAAACCATTGGTTTGGAACTGACATCTTCTACAATTGGTTTTAATTTTATCATATGATTATAGTTATAAATATAAAGAAAAAATTGTTATTTACAAATTAATTCATATTTTATTGACCCACAGTCCCAAATTCTATCATAATCATTTAATTGCATATTTTGCCACTCGGTAAGATTTGAATCAAATATTTGTAGTGTTTTTTCTAGAGTTTGTTTTCTGAAATTGTATCTATATACTCGTTTATTTGATTTTGGTGGAATATACCAATAATTTGGAGTTCCGTTTGATATTTTAATAAATCCTATTTTTTCATATACATTTTTATTCATATATGTCCAACGTCTGTCTGCATAACTTATAATTTTTTGTGGAGTATATAATTTTGTAAAATGTGATAATAGTTTACTAGCTATACCCACCACATTTCTAGATGTAGCAAAACGTATCAATTCATATTCACCTTTGTTTGTATTTTTATGACCCATCGCAACACGGGGTTTTCCAAACGTCATTACCGCGACCAATTCATTTTCATAAAATGCACCCAATTTAATTTGACTATAATCTTCTCCTTGAATATGATATTTTTGTAAGAAGTCATTCTTTTCTGATATAGTAGTCTCTTTTATTACACAGTTTCTAGCATAAACTTTTTTGTCCACGTCATTTGAATTTAATATATGACGCAACTTTGATTTTATGATATCTTCTTTATCTATCCATTCGTCATCAAAAATATGAATCAGATGAATATTTTGTTTTTCACATTCGTTTGTTTTGTTGATATGATATCGTCTATTTTTATTACCACTATTTTCACTGTGCCAATATACTCCATTACACTCTATTGCTACATTTTTTGATGGAATATAGATGTCTAATTCTAATCCACTCAATACTTTTTTATCATTTTCCAAAACAATATCATTTGGAAGCAGTGTTTTAATATAGTCAGTTATTTCTTTTTCAAAAAGAGAAGATCCGATTACTGGATAACAAATTTTACAACGAGGAATGTCTCCATCTTCAAGTTTGTCAATGAATTCATTTGAACATTTTATACACTTAAACATATGTTCATATGTTGATCCTTTATATTCTTCCTTGGTGAATAATGGTATTATTTTTCCATTTAATCTATTGGTTGAAAATAATGAATCATAAAACCCCTCGCGCCTTTCTTTAGAATATTTTTCTCTTATTTCTTTTCTTTTGGTATTATTGTCTACTCCGTATTTTTCAATCATTCCGTTTCTTCTTATAACGGAATCCATTAATATCCACGCAACCCCATAATTATTTAAACATGTTTGTTTTTTCTTTTCCGAAGTTTCTTTTAATTGTGATATATTATCCACTCCATATTTATTTTTAACGGTTTGATTTTTTTTATTTATGACATCTTTATTACTCAATCCGTATTCCACCCCATATTTTTTTAAATTTGTAGATTTTATTTTATCTGAAGTATTAGTGTTTTTTTGCGCACATTTATGTCCGCAGTTATCTAAATACCCCCTATTAAAAGAAAAAAAAGATGTAGTATTACTACATCCTTGATTTTTACATTTATTTTTTTCTAACTTGGTATTTAACAAATGCCAAATTCTTTGTGGCAATGATGGATTGATTTCATCCAAAAAATTTGTAAGATTTAATATTTCTTGATATTGATTTGAAAAATTATACTTATCAAACCATTCTTTTTTACATTTCTTTGAAATCAATCCGCGACCATATACTATATGTTGTTTGATCCAATTTATTGTTGTGTCCATATAACATAGTATCAAATCATATGCTATATAGTCAAACTCATTATTATTTTATTTCACACAAAATGTCACGAATAACATTTTCAACAATTTCCCACTTGTTTGTTTCTGTGGGTTTCACTATCACACCCTCATTTAAAGACATGTCAGAGTCAGGTGACAAAAATGCACCCTTAGTGCTAGGATTTGATACGAAGTCAAATGCAATTAGTTCAAAGTCATCTTGAACTTCATCTGCGGATTCGTGTACATTTTTGCGAACGCTTCCCATTCCTCTGGAACTTATACCCAAGCGAATACCAGACGCAAAGAGTTCTTTAAGAATGTTACCACTTGGAGTTGGTAATACTTCAACCTCACCCATCAAATCATCACCTTCCCAAAACATTCTGGTTACAGTGTGACTTACATTTTTTAAGTTAACAATGGAACTTTCTGGGTGGTCTAATTCACCCAATGCTCGTCTTTCTCTAATAAAATGTTGTTCGTAGTTTTTAGCTTCTCTTTCAAGAATGTGTTTTGGATAAATACGACCGTTTTGATTTTTTGCATCGGCACGTTGAAGAGTTCCTTTTACTAAAAAAGGACCATTTTTCTTCATTGCTTCATTGATTACATCTCGGCTTATTTCAAACGACATGCAATCCATTAATAATTTTTTATTGATCATAGTAATTAAATTCCTTTTGTCGCAACATTTTGAGTCACATCAGGAACTACCGGCGCAGGAGTTGGAGAAGATTTTTTGCTTGTTTGAGCGGATGCAGTTCCCAATAATTTTATGACATATGGGGGTTTAATAAAATACTCTCCGTCTTTTTGTTTGTTAGGTTCTCTTCCTTTAATCACAACAACATATTTTTCATAGTAAAAATCAATACTCACCATAACAACATTTATGATAAAATCNTTCTCAGGTTGACCATAACCTTTTGAAGCACGAATTTGAATTTTTTTGTTTCCAATCTTGCTCAAAATTTTATCTTTAAAATCGTTCTTGAGTTTTTCAGACGATTGAGATATTTTATTTTCAAAATCATCAATATCAAATTTTAAATTGTAAGTATCAGACGACGTATCTGATTGTGGCGAACTGGTAGTCGGTTCGGGTGCAGAAGGAACTGAAACATCAGGCGCCACCGCAACTGGCGGCTTACCAACTGGCGGCTTACCGACCGGTAATTTACCAACAGACGATTTTGGTGAAGGAACTGAGTCTGCCTCCAACAATCTTTTTAAACTAATAAACATATTATTTGTTGATTGATTTCTTCAACTTTTCCTTTATCAAATTTATAAGTACTTGATAATGATCTGACAACTTTGCATCGTTCTGCGACACTGCAATAGCATGTCTTCTGGTCAAAATATATAAATCGTCTTTGTTCACTCCACGGTGTTTTTTATCCTGTACTACATCAGGACTAGTTTCTTTTCCAACAGGAACTATCTTTTTAACAGCCGGACGCACCGGTTTTGAATCCACGGCCTTTTCTTTCTTTTCAACCTTTTCTTTCTTTTCAACCCTTTCATCAACTCGGGTATATCCAGTAGACGCTGTGGCGGCTTTAACATTTCCCATGTCTTTATGAGCATCACCTGATTGCTTTCCTGAAAATGCATACGGAGTTTGAAACCCGGCAACNGCACCTGTTCCAGATGCTTCGTCCATTTCTGTACGAATCATTTTTTTAATCAACTCCTTTAATGCACCCACAATCAATTTTTTATCGGTCGTCTTTTTGATTTTCATATATTTTATATAGTATTTTAAAGTTGATTTTTGATTTCTTTTATGAGTTCATGTGAAAGCAACAATACGGTAATTTGATTATCTTTAACTGATTTCTTACAGTTTATACCGTCCAATTGTTTTGTAACTTCATTTATCTTGATTTTAACAACGTCATTTGAAATTTTCGGTAACAATTCACCGATTGTCTTCTTGATGTTAACAATTTCAAGTTCAATAAATTCATTTAGAGAATTTGTATTGCTGATATTGTTTATATATTCTTTCAACAACCGCTTTTGATTAGAATCCAAATCTTTATATTTTTCATTCAACGAATCCACCAACAATTTATAACTTAACAACCTAATATCTTCATTTTGTTGTTTGTAGAAATTAATCGTTTCATCTTCGGATTCTTTGGTTGAAATTTTCTTTCCACAAAGATTCTCAGTTAGAGTGTTACGTGATTGAATAAGTTCTTTTACATCAAATTTTACAAATGAATTGACATGGTTCTCAAAAAGTTTATAAATAGAAGCATGTATTCTATAGTTTTTAATACTGGATTTTAATAAATCTTCAATTGGATAACTATCTTTGATCTCCTTGATTAGACTATACTTTTGTTCAGTGAGTTTTTTACAATCCAATTTTTCTCTTTGCTTTAAAATTATATTGACGTACTTTTCTGCTTGAAAATCATCTTTTGTTTTTTCATTCAAAAGAAAATTATATAGTTGCCATTCTTTGCCCAACTCTTTGTTTTCGGTGAAGTATTTAAACAACAAGTTCTTCGCTACTGATTCATCTTTACCAGATAAAATATCAGCAGTTACTTGACGGGCAAGTAATTCAAATAATATCCCCGTGTTCTTAAACTTGGAATGTTTCGCTTTTTGCATATAATAATATTATTGTCCTAGTTTATAAATATAATAAAATCCAGATAAAATCAATTTAATTGTAATATTTATTCATCTATTATGTTAGATTCATCTAATAATGATTTTGATGATGTTTCTTTTAACAAATCTTTCTTGGTGTCTGCATGAGATTGTAAATACGCATGTAGACCTGTTAGATTTTCTAAACTTAGTGCCGACTTTGATTTTGACGCGGATCTCAATGGATCCGTTTTTGAAATTCTTGTATTTTCTTTGTTGCCCATCGGATCATACCCAAACTTAGTATCTTTTCTATACTTGTGTTCACCTGCTTGAGATGGTCTCGTAGACTTCTCAGTCAAAGGTGGCTCAGTCGGAGCAGCCTCCGGAGGTGTTTCTTTTGGAGTTTCTCCACCGGAAATATCCGGCTCAGATGAACCACCATCTCCTTCGGATGAAGGTTCTTCAGATTCTTCGGGGGTAATTTTATTGAACGGTTTTGATGGATCCATTCCATCTTCTTCAATTTTCTTGAATCTATAATTGTCTTTCGCATCTTCAACAATATCGTTTCTTTGTTCATCAACTTCATCGTCTGCCAACTTAAATACATTATTATAGATCCATTTACGACTGAATAATTTATTTTCAACCATGTCTTTTGCCAAACTCACTTTATCAGACCAAATTTTTACCTTTTCCGCTTCAAGAATTACAGACGGATTTGTTAATTCCAAATCAAAATTTACCAACGATTCATCCGTATATCCCTGTGCATATAAATGTACAATTGCAATCTTCTTGAGTTCACTTACAAGAATTTTTTGAATACGATTCACAGTTTTTGCAAAACGAACATCTTCACTCGCAAGGGTCGCTTTTCCACTCAGATCTTCTTCATATCCAAGAAACGCCTTGGGTATCTTTAATGCTGCCAACATCTTGTTTCTTAGATATTCAATGTCATCAATACCTGTAAATTCCATTCCACTCAATGGTTCAATACTAGTTCCACTGTCACTTCCACGAACCGGTAAGTAGAAATCTTCCAATAAATTTTGAATGTTATAACGTAAATTATAATCGCCAGTATTTGGATCAATGTATGGAATTTTCTTGGTTTTATTGATAATTTTTTCAATATACTGATCAACTTCTTGTGGTGGAATATTTCCAACGTCAATCTTAAAAACTCTCTTTTCAGGTGCACGAATAACACGATGAATCAACATTGCGTCTTCCATCAAACTCAATTGCTTCCATACACGACGAGCACCTTCAACCATTGATTTACCATACGGTAGGAAATTGCTATCACTCAACAGTCGGAAATGTGCCATCTGATAGTTTTCAACATCTTCAATTTTTCCACCCTCTGGCAAATTGATTTGGAACTTAATATAATTTTTATTATTGATGTCACTGTTTTCTACACGGGTAATATTATACGCACTAATAGGTTCCGCCAAATAAACTCCGTATTCGGGACTAATATACAATTTTAAATAAAAATCTCCATATTTTACTAAATTACGAGTCCAACTCCAAAGGTTGAATTCAATGTTGAGAATATCGTAAAATAAATTTTCTAAAATCTGTTTGATATTAGGGTCATCCGTCGTTACCGTCAAAATCTTTCCTAACTCATTCTTTGTAACACATTCGTCGGAATAAATGTCAAGCGCGGATGCTAGGATTGGATCCATGTCCATAGTGTCATAATCTCGAAATAATTCAACGCGAGCGGCTTGATAACTGAGTGTAAAGTCTCTGCTATATTGATTAAATGAACTGGTGCGAATACGATTAAATCTATCGCGCAATGTATTACGGTCTGTCGCATACATTACTTGATCGGTATCAACTATTTTTAGTTTTTTTCCTCCGACATTGCGAACAATTACGTCGGTAGAAAACAATCTCTTTAAACGTGAATATAAAGATTGTTGTTTTAATATTTGGAATTCTTCTGATGGCATAATTTATTATATTATATATATCAAACACTTACAACAACCATGTGAGATTTTCTTGTTTATCGTTGTTTTGTCCCAATTTCATAGACCACCCAGTTTCATTTGGTTGTGTTTTTGATGTGTAAATTTTATCATTTGAAACTCTTGAAATTCCATTAATAAGACTTCGGTTCATATCCATACCTTGTTGGCGCAATCGCAATGCGGTGTCTCTGACCCACAATCCTATTGCCAACGACATCACCAAATCATCATTATAACCTCTCATTGCTTCGGCTTTATTGGAGTTCCATATGAACACTGAAAGTTCGTCCAATAACCGTTTAGAATATACATTTATAGACTGTTCTCTAAAATATGTATCCAGTTTAGAAATCAACAATGGACGAGTCTTGGAACTGGTTGTAAAGCCAGGAACCATCTTTTTTTCTTCACGGTTATATTTGTTGCTAAGTTGACGTTCAACGTCCACGTATTGCAGATCTTCACTACTATAGAATGTGTTTTGATATTGTCTGTCAATAATCTGTTGTAGTACCGCCCAACCATAATTGTTATTTTCTACAATCAACAACGCATTATTATACGCAGTTGCAACCTCCACCAAGAAATTCCCATAATTTTTGGTATCCAGTTGACCCCTATACTCAGCAACCTGTGTGAGTGTTTCAACGTCCAATATATGAAATGCACTAAAATCTGCACCGTCACCTCTGGCAACATCTGCGCACACTATATAATTTCTACTGTAATCTGGGTATTCCCAAATCCAATAACCTTGATCAATACCACGGATTTCCACNGGATCTTTGGCCTTTGAGTTTCTATAAAATTCAATNATCCCAGTATCAACCACAGTATTTCCTGAAGACAAAAATTCAGTATCACATTCTTGAGATGATCGTTTTTGACCCAACTCGTCAGTTTGTCTGTTTCTCCAATCTTGATCTCTTTCAGGGTGCAAATTCCATTTTAAACGTATTGTATTAAAAGTATTTTTCTTTGCTTCAGCATCCACCCACATTTGATGAAAGAAATTACCAACGCCATTTGGAGTAGAAAGCAATATAGCTCTACCTCCGGTTGCCATAGTTTGTTGTGCAGATGTCCAGACTTCTTCAGCATTTTCGATGAACGCGCATTCGTCCATTACCAATAGGTATGAACTAAAACCACGGGCACTATCCGCAGCTGATGATGCTGCTAATACTCTAGATTCATTTTTAAACTTCAAAGACAGTCTGTTATCTTCCACAGTCGGAACTTTCAACCAACTTGGTAGATTATTATTTGCCAAACGAATCTTGGAAACAATTTCTTTTGACGTGTTTTGAACGGTTGATAATATCAACACATTTTTACCAGGATTAAAAATCATCGTCCACAATGCATAAGCAGACACAAGAGTTGAAATACCCATCTGACGAGACTTTAATACGATGTTTCTATCGTGATCTATAAAGTCTTGAAGTGTTTCTTCTTGGAATGGATATAACTCAAATGGAATAATACCACGAGTTTGATGTTGAATCTTGACATATTTCTTCATGAAATACATTGGATTAACCAAACATTTTTTATACTCTTCTTTTATTACATCTTTTAGAGTTTTCTGACTCATAGAGTATCAAATTTCATTTTTTCTTTAGATTTTAAACTTTCCAAAGTCATTTGTTTTGCCTTTTCTTCCATAGAAGAATCGTATGAAATTTGACTCAATGCTTCTTGGGTTTCTTTCAGTCTGTCATCTATTTCCGTCATATCTTTTCGCAAATCTACAAGAACCTTTTGACGAGCATCCGTATCGTCTGTCCAAACTTCATGTGTTCCGTCTCCGTTATAATACTTCAATGCAGGATCATAATTTTCCAAGTAGTCTATGCTTTCTTGTAATTTTGCCTTTATATCATTTAACTTTGAGCGTTGATTCTGAAATACAGTATATCGTGCATATTCATTAAAAACCCCAAGTAACTTTAAACGNTCATCAAATATAATGCTACAATCATAACACTTTCCACATTTTGGATATACTCTTTGATCCAAATAATTTCCCCACTTCATGTCAGCTTCACATATAGAACATTTCTGTTCAATATTAATTGTGGATTTTTTAGAAACCTTTTTCTTTACTCCATCTTGTTTTATCCACTTGTTACCTTGACTATCTTCCCATTCAGATCCTTCTTTTCTACTCATAAGTTCCATATTGGGATCATAACCGACTTGTACGAACGGTCGGTCGCCTTTCAAATAATCATTTACTATGCTTAAATTACTTTTACCTGTGGCTCTTTTCATATGTCATAACTATATCTATATATATATAATAATTTATTTTAAATCGTTTTATATAAAACAAAAACCTCACCCATTTCTGAGTGAGGTTTTTGTATGTTTTAATTATTTATCACGAATTTGGAAAAGCTGCACCTGTAGGAAGTACATTGAAATCCAGAACTACGAATTCAGATGTACGGGTTGGTTGAATATAAATTTGACCATAAAGGATATTACGATCAATTATATCCGCAGTGTTATTGGTCTCATCCATTTTAACTTGGAAAGCATACAAACCACTGCGTTGTTGGACTCCCTCCAAATATGGATTTACGATACTCAAGAAACGATTGCGAGTTGAAGCCACATTTTGTTCAAATACAAGGTATTTACTTGTTGAAGCAATATACTTCTTCAATCCAATCAATAATCTACGAACACTTATTCTATCCAATGCACTTGATTTTTGTTGTAGAGTCTTTTGACCCCACACACAAATTCCTTGCCCAGGGAATGCTGCGATTGGATTGACACGACCTTGATACAATGTATCACGTTCTTGGTGAGTTGTTCTATCAAGAACTTGAACTGCTTGTGCAATACCACCACGATTCAAACCGGCAGGAGCGAACCATTCAGCGGCAGCATTGTCATTTGCAGCATAAACTGCGGGCAATACTACGGAAGGAGGAACACTTACAATTTTATTNGTGTTTGTGTCAAGAATCTTGACCCAAGGATAATAAGTTGCAACATAGTTACTGTCAATTGTTGATACATCANTTACAGCAGCAGCAATCAATCCAATACTTTGTTGAGGATTTGATGGNAATACTACATTGTCCATGATATAGAAACAATCACCGCGAGCTTCAATCATGTCAGTTACGAGTTGTGTTACATAACTGTGTTGACTGTGGAAGATACCCGGAGTTACAATCAAATTGATATCAAACTCGTCAGCATTTCCAAGTGCAGCAACCGCTTGTTTATAGCCAATTGATCCTGCACTGTTAATGTTGGTACAATCCAAACCTTGAGTGTTACCCGCGACGATATCACCGCCCAAGTTAATCTTAACGGCAGGTGATTGACCATCAAATCCACCTTGGAATCCTAGAACAAACTTACGCATTTTGACATAAGTGGTTTCAAGTGCAGTTACAGTAGACGGAATACTAC